TTTCACGGGTCTAATTTCACGGGTCGAATTCATAGCGATATTCAATTACTTCATGGGGGATAGTCGCTTGCCGACAGACTCTTTCAATTATTAAAAACATTAAATACTTATGAGATTAAAACCCGATTGCCGATAGGCAATAGGTTTATGAATTGGAATTGGTAATGATTGCCAAGATATTTCAATGCGCATATTCATTTGGCGGTAGGGTTATTGAATTGGGGCCCCCAAGTATATTTATGTCTCACCCAAAAACTTTCTGTTATATAGACAATAGCCCCCCATATTGTATAAAAAAGCATCAATTATACCCGATTTCTTAAATATATCTCAGAAAACCGTTCGGTTTTCGTATTTGAACAGGTTATCTTATATGTATAGAAATACATATACGGAGCCTGCTCCGCTTAAGGCTACGCAGTCTCCTATATAATATATAATTATATATATAATATATATAATGGGATATCTATGCCCGTTAACAGGGACCGTTATATTCGTTATTAGGGGCATATATTGGCAAGCAAGAACCTATCCAAAGAAGATTCCCAAAAGAAGGTTCTCGCCCTTCTTGAGCAGGGCTCATCCATTAAACTGGCTATGGAGAATGTAGGCCGAACAGAGTCATCCTACCGTCAGTGGTGCTTCCAAGACCCCGACTTCAAGGAAAAGGCAGAAAAAGCCCGCCTTGCAGGCAAAGGAATCCAACAGGACCTAGCCGAGTTAAAGGACATCTCCTACCCCGACTTCTGCGAACAGTTCCTAGATACCAAACTTTTTGATCATCACCTTGACTGGCTTGACCTAATTGACGGTAAAGAGCCTCGGTGGATTCACCCCTCTATGACTTTTGAGCAGGGCGCCCTAAACCGTGTCCTAATCAACGTTCCCCCAGAACATGCCAAGTCAACGGTTATCACGACGAACTACGTCACCTACAAAATTGTTACTAACCCTAATGCTCGGGTCATTATTGTATCTAAGACTCAAGGCATGGCACGTAAGTTTCTTGGAGCGATTAAGACAAGACTAAGCCACCCAGCATTTACCAAACTACAGGTGGCCTTCGGCCCCTCTGGTGGCTACAAGCAAGATGCGACCCAATGGTCAGCAGACATGATTTATCTAGGCACGGGACGCGACTCTGGAGAGAAGGACCCAACGGTCCAGGCACTCGGATTCGGATCTCAAATCTATGGCGCACGTGCCGATTTGATAATCCTAGATGACGTTGTGATGAACTCAAATGCCCACGAGTGGGAGAAGCAAATTGAATGGCTTCAAAAGGAAGTTATCACGCGCCTAGGGCGGCACGGAAAACTACTTATCGTAGGAACCCGTGTCGCGCCTATTGACCTCTACAAGATGATTAGAGATGGCTCACAATGGACAGGTGGCAAAAGCCCCTTTACCTACTTCAGCCAACCAGCAGTATTAGAATTTGACGAGAAGCCTGAAAACTGGAAAGCCCTATGGCCAAAGACTGACAGGCCCGAGGGAGACGTAGATCAACCAGATGAAAACGGCTTATACACCAAGTGGGATGGACCCTCACTCTTTATCAGAAGGTCTGAAGTTGCTCCGTCGGTCTGGGCTATGGTCTACCAACAGGAAGACGTTCAAGAAGATTCAATCTTTGCCCCAGCGGCAATCGCAGGTTCCGTTAATGGTATGCGAAAAAGAGGGCCTCTCAAACCTGGGGTCCCAGGACATCCAAAGCACGTTGAGTCTGCATACACAGTTATGGGTCTCGACCCAGCGATGACTGGAAACACGGGTGCGGTAATCTTATCGTATAACCGTGCTGATAGTAAGATCTATGTATTAGATGCTGTTAATATGACAGAGCCCAATCCAATGAAGATCAGAGCATTGATTGAAGAATGGGTTGACAAGTATCGCCCACAAGAACTACGTATTGAAATTAACGCCCATCAGAAGGCTTACGCCTTAGATGAGGACTTGCGTAACTGGTTAGCCCAGTATGGCACACGCCTTGAATCACACTTCACAGGCAAGAACAAATGGGATACATCTTTTGGTGTAGCCTCAATGGCTTCGTTATTTGGGACAATCAGAGATGGTCGCTTTCAAGATAACAATATAATCGAACTTCCAAGCAATGAAGGTTCTGAGGGTCTCAAGACCTTAGTCCAGCAACTTATCACTTGGAAGCCAGATACCAGAAACCCAACAGATACAGTTATGGCCTTGTGGTTTGCTATCATTCGCATAAGAGAACTTATGCAACAAAATTCAAGAGTAGGTCAATACCAAAACAATAGATGGGCCACCCGCGCACAGAAAGCGCAACGTGGTTCTATACAACTAGATGAAGCCTTTGCCGAGCAATGGGTAGAGCAATACGGATAGGAATCCAATGGCATTAACAATTGAGCAGGTATCAGCAAGGGTTGACTCCTTACGCTACCGTTCTTCCGAAAGAGACGCTAAAGCAGGCGATGTTCTTGCTGTCCGCCAAGGTAAAATTGCAGACGTATACCCAGACTTCTTTCCAGATGGTGTAGATGCTAACGTAGTAGCCAACTTTATCGATGTAGTAGCCCGAGATCTATCTGAAGTAATGGCCCCACTGCCAACAGTAAACTGTTCTGCAGCAAATGCGGTCAACGACAAGGCTCGTAAGTTTGCCGACAAACGCACACGTATTGCCTCTAACTACTTTGTAAACTCTGATCTATCAGTTCATATGTATACTGGTGCAGATTACTACATCACATACGGCTTTGTTCCATTCATTATCGAAATCGATGAGCCATCAGGCCTACCTCGTATTCGTATTGAGAACCCACGCCAGGCATATCCAGAGTTTGACCGCTATGGTCGCTGTGTAGCATACGCTAAGCGTTACATCATGACTCTTGGGGAACTTGTATCACAATTCCCTGAATACAGAGGACAACTACTAGGCCCAGAGGGTTTTGACCAGGATCTAAATACTCAGATTGATATCTTTCGTTACTATGACAAAGAGCAATCAGTAGTCTATGTTCCATCGCGCCAGAACTTAGTTCTATCTCAAGCCAAGAACCCTCTTGGTAAGATGATGGTAGTTATTGCTAAGCGTCCTTCTATTGATGCTGAGATGCGTGGACAGTTTGACGATGTTCTTGGAATCCAATTACTTCGCAATCGTTTTGCTATGCTTGCTATGGAAGCGGCTGAGAAGTCAGTGCAGTCTCCTATAGTTCTACCACAAGATGTTCAAGAATTACAACTTGGTGGAGATGCGGTTATCCGCACAGCAAACCCCGCTGGTGTTCGTCGCGTAGACTTGAATATCCCAGCAGGCGCATTTACTGAACAGAATTTACTTAATCAAGAACTCCGCGTTGGAGCACGTTATCCAGAAGGACGAACTGGAAACATCAACGCATCTGTTGTTACTGGGCAAGGTGTGCAGGCTCTCATGGGAGCATTTGATACTCAAGTTAAATCATCTCAAGCCATCTTTGCTGCAGCACTACGCGATGTAATCGCTCTATGCTTTGAGGTAGATGAAACCTACTTCAATTTTGAGAAGACAATTCGCGGTGTAGATGCTGGTTCACCATACGTAATTACATACACACCAAGTAAGGATATCAACGGAGACTACTCTGCAGATGTCCGCTATGGTATGTTGGCTGGTCTTAACCCAGCACAGGGACTTATCTTCATGCTACAAGCATTAGGTGGCAAGTTAATATCTAAGGATATGGCTATGCGTGAGTTACCATTCAATGTGAATGTTACTCAAGAACAAGAAAAGATTGAAGTTGAAGATATGCGTAATGCGCTTATTGCTTCACTTCAAGCATATACCCAAGCAATCCCACAGATGGCATCACAAGGGGGAGACCCAAGTGATATCATTCGTAAGGTTGCGGAGGTTATCAAGGCGCGTCAAGGTGGCAAAACTGTTGAAGATGCCATTGGGGACATATTCGCGCCACAGGTTCCTCCTGCTGGGGCCACTCCTTCGGTTGAGCAAACGTCCCCTGTTCCCGCTGGTGCTCCAGTAGGAGGCTCTATTCCTCCAGAAGCAGCAATGCAAGGCGGCCCAGAAGGTGCACCGCAAGGAGCGCCACAAGGTGCCCCACCAACAATCCAAAGTTTATTCGCATCTATGTCAGGTAGCGGCGAAGCAAGTTCAAGTGCCAGAACGGTCAATAGAAACAGATAACTAAGTAGGGGACAATGACAACGATTATTGGTATAGAGCATAAAGACGCTGCAATTATTGTTGCCGACAGTCAAACTACTGACAGCAGTGGATTTGTATATTCACATCCTAACATTCAGAAAATTGCAGAACGTGGTCCATATCTAGTTGCTGGTTCAGGAGAAGTTCTTCCTTGCGATGTAGCACAGCATATATGGGAACCACCAGTTCCAACTAAAGCAGATAAAAAAGATTTATATCATTTTATGATTGCAAAGGCTATGCCTTCGCTACGTAAATGTTTATCCGATAATGGATATAACTTTGATGAAGATAATAAAGAACTTAGGTTCCAGTTTATTATTGCAGTCGGAGGCGAAATATTTGACATAGATCAAGAATGCTCAGTATCTAAAACTGAACATGGAGTCTATGCGGCAGGTTCTGGAGCAGCATATGCACTTGGTGCATTACATGCTGGCGCTGATGCTTATGAAGCAATGGAAATCGCAAGCAAACTTACAGCATTTACAGCGGGACCTTATCTATCTAAAATACAACCTAGACATATTAAGTAGGAGGAATCGTGGCTGGAGTTAAAGGCAAGAGCGGCGGTCCTAATGGCGGTCCTCAATATAACCCAATGAATATTTCTCAAAATGGAAGCAATGGTCAAATGGCATCAGATACTCAGAAAGCAATGTATGTGCCTGGACTACCTCAAGGCCAAGGGGAAGCAACTTTTAATACCGCAAAATCAGCACCATTGGCAGGCAATCCAATTGCAAGTGCTATGGGCGGGCGAACCGCACCACAACTTCCACAAATGCAGGGTTTAAATGATTTAAATCCAGAAGGAGACCCAACAGACGGTCTTCCTTTTGGTTCAGCAATAGGTCCAGATGCAATCCCAATGCCTGCTATGTCAGTTCCTCAACCAGAACAATCAATTCAAATGGTTCAGGCTATGTATATGATGGACCCAACAAATCAAGATTTAAGATATATACTTGAAGTTTCCGCCAACCAAGGGCGAATATGAGTCTACCAAAAGTTGGTAAAGATGCCAACGGTTTACCTATTCTCATCGGGGTTGAAGAGAGACAACTAACCCAAGAACAAGCAGATTATTCGGATACGCTTAAGGCTGCCGAATTAGTTACAGGTCCACAAGGTGAAAAACTTCGTGCCCTTTTAAAGAGCAACCCAACTGCTTCTGCTGGTCTTATTACTGGCCTTGCAAAGGCTGGCGCGATGCCTAATAATGCTTTAGTCAATAACTTAATGGAACTTGATAAGCAAACAAAAATTCAACGTGAGTTAGATACCAAAAAAGAATCTAATAGACTATCGACTGAACGCTTTAATAATACCTGGTATGGTAAAGCGTGGACTGGCGTTAAAGGTATATCACGTGCAGTTACAATGGTTGGATCAACAGGTTTAGAAATTGCTGGCGCTCCAATGCGTCAAGCAATTGCTGATGTTAGAGCAAAACGTGCAGGAGAAGAAATAGACGAAAGTGCTTTTGCTTTCGGTAAAAATATTGCTGAAAAAACACCTGGACAATCGACATTATTTCAAGCAACAAAGCAACTAATTGAAGAAGGCAAAGTAGATTTAGGTGCTGGGTTCTTCCCATCTGAAGAAATTGGTGCTGGATTTAAAGCACGTCAAGAACAAATGAAGGTTGCTAAGCAGTCTTTCCAAGTAGATGGCAAGACATACTATCGTCCATATTCTATTTTTGATCCTTTAGCCACTGTAATTACAAAGCCACTTGGCGACGCTGAAGGAACTACAGCAAGATTTATTACTGCTATTGGTGACATAGGCGTGAGCGTTGCTCTTGACCCATTCCTTGCAGTAGGTAAATTAAG